GAAAATATCGTTTACTGCCCCGGCTGCGATGTCGGCCATGTCCCCCAACAATTCGAGGCGGGAATCGAGGGCCAAATCGTGCGCGGCGGTTTGTGTCACATCGACCGTGCCGGATTTTCCAACTATAACATTCGTGAAGGTGAGGGTGCCCGAACTATGCGCGAGGGCTAACGTTGAATTCGCATACGCCGTTATATCATGATTGATTGGGGCAGCGGCTGAAGTTAAAGCTGTCGTTGGTGCGATATAAGTTTCCACAACATTGACAGCAGCCTTGCTTGAAAGGTCCATGTAGGCAGCTGCTATAACGCCCCCTTGCCATTCCCCGCCCGTTATGGTCCCCACGGTTGTTAGGCTCGAGGTGAGCACCGTAGGGGCAAGGGTGGTGCCTGTTAGGCTGCCGGCGGAGCAGGTAACTGTAATACTGGTTGAACCATCAAAAGAAATACCATTTATATTAACCGGGTTGGTCAAAGCCCCGGCGGTCGCCACCACCTTATTTACGTCCAATGTATTCTCGGCATTGGGTAATCCAACTTGCGTTTTAGTAACACCATGCGGGTTGGCATTGTCAGTTGTGTGACTTGTTAAATTCGCACCGCTAGCTTTTAACCCCAAGGCCGTTGAAAGGGGGGTGTTAACTACCGGCAAATCAACAGTCGCTTTATCAGTAAGTTCTGCAAATGTGGTCGCACCCTCACCCGCAATACCAACGGGTATCAACACCCCGTTGTCATCACTCATTCTAAACTCAACTGTTGCATTTGGCACAACACCATTAAGCTTGAAATACATATCGTCCGGCTCCCCTACTTCGGGAAACTCCAACACCTGATGAATTAATACTTTGTCCATGTTACCAATCGTTTGTCGCTAGTGCAAAATTTTCTATAAACTCAGGGTTTATACCTGTGTCCCGGGAACCCTTATTGTTAGGTTCAACGGTAACTCTAAAATTGATAGAAAACATAAAGCGGTTCGTGTCGTCCTTACCCAAACCTCCCATCGAGCTCGTTACCCATACACCAACCAAATTATATTTGAACAAAACCATAGGAGGAATTGATTGAAGCACAATTTTAAGATCCGTCATTAACAGAAAACATTCCTCATATGAACCCCTTCCAGTAAGTTGGACCTTAGATGTATCAATTGCGATGTCTGGTTCTTGAGCTCCACCCCCGGTATCGTAAAAGCAAAATGACAAGTCGGGCTTATCGGGCATTGAACCAATAAACAAATTGTCACCATAAGTTACATCCGCCAGAACGTTACCGATAATATCAGCAAGCAGCTTTGCAGGGCTAACAAATGGCAACGTCGAAAGAACGGTATAGGCCTGCTCTAGTGCCTCTTTAAGTGTGGTGGCTGGTGCTTGGAAATTCATGCTATTTTGGCTAGTTTTCGAATCAATGCCATTACCTCATCTATCTTATCTTCAATGGCGTTTTCTAGAAACTTGGGTTCACCATTGTCCCAATAATTACCCTTGGCGTCTTTGCCTTTACGCTTCACGCCGGAACTTGGGTTTTCTATTTCGTGGACAGCGGCGGCATATTCAGCGGTGTTACCAATTTCACCAATGGCCCGGCTTCTTGATACTTGGACTGTTGAGTAATTACCACCTTTCAGGTTGCCTTCATCTACAGCACTTCTTTTCTTAGCTTCTGCTTCAATAAGTTTTACACCCAAACGCAAACCTTTAATTGCACCATCACGCATACGCCCGGCTGCACTTTGGAATTTCTTATTGAAGTCTTTTCCCCCGGTTGCCATTAGCTTGATAGACGTGCTGCAAAAAGAAAACGGGTGCCCGCTCCATTCCTACTGGATTTGATTGATTTGACTATGTATGAAGTTGAAATGTCCACAAGTGGATCGTCACCCCTAATAACCCGGTCTTCGATTAACAGTTCCCCCACGGCATCACTGTAGACAACCCCCTTGGCAACAAACGGGTCACCATGTCGGTCGGTGGCTTCGATAGTATTGTCGTCCCAACGTAGGTTCAAAACAACACCGGCGCCATATTGGTCTTCCCCGAAATTATTAGTTCCGGTTTTGCGCCATCGCACAACTTGATCGATTCTCTTAAGTGCCATCCGGTTAGTAAATTGTAAGGGCCGCTATGCCCCCCGGCGTGCCGTTGGTGGCCTTGTCGTTGAGGTTGGCTAGGGTGCCACTGGTATCGAGCAAAAGGGCTTGTTGGCCGTGTGTGGTGCTGCTAAGGGCTTGACCACTTTCCAAGTTGAAAGTTGTAGAAGAGTCACCAATCTTTTCACTCTTAATTTGGCCCTCTTGGATAAAGCCATAATGAGCGGCAAGGTATATTCCAATTAACCGCAACCGGGCATCACTGTGTCCACTTTCAGCCAAGTTTTCGGTTACAATTAGATCGGCTGTATTAATATGAACCGTAAGGTCCACTGATACAAGCTCGGCAACTTCCTTGACGTCTGCTGTTAAAATTGGTGGGGTGAAGGCCATGATATTTATAGATAAAAAGCGGGAACGCCATTGAGGCATCCCCGCTCATTATTAGGTGGGCGGGTTGTGCTATTCCGCAGTTGCAAGTTGCCATGCGGCAAACAAGTCTTCAGCAGAATCCTTCTTGGTGTATTTCACACCAAGTGTATCAAGGGCTTCCATAATCTCATTACGATTTTGGAATTGCACAGGGGCGGGTTCGGGGGTAGGTGCCGGGGCTGCTTTAACAACCTCGGCGGGGCGAACTTTGTTTACCAAGAACCGAGCCATACGGGGGCTCAATTCGATAGTATCACCGGCTGCATATTTCTTGCCGTCAGTGTGGGTATGATTACCGGAAATAAACCGGTATGTTTTTGTCTTGGTCATAACTATTAGGTTGCGTGAAGGATACCGCATTGACCGTTTTTCTCGGCCTTAACACGAATCGCGCCCATGAGATAAATCATGTAATCGGTGCTCATTGGCTGCACACTCCATTGAATGTTTTGCAGGTCAACGGCGATGGCAAGGTCAACAGTTTTCTTTTTCATTTGGACAATAGTGATAGTGTCCGCATCCATGAATTCGCTGTTTTCAATACCTTCCAAATTGCTCAACTTAAGCAGGCGTTCCATGATGGTGCCTTCACCCTTAACAGCCGAGTAATCAGCTTCCAAGGTTGGGGCGATGTTGTCACCAACATACATAAGGAATGGACCGCGTTGCTTGTCATCCTTAAGGATTTTAAGCATTGCAATCGTATCAGTAACCATAGCAGTTCCGGCGGTTGGATCGGTCCAATCGGCGAGGAGGGTGTATGTATTACGATCCGGGTGTGTGTTGTAACCGTAGACAAAACGACCATCAAGTTCGACACCGGGGAGACCCTCAAAGATATGAGTTTCAAAACGCTCCTGAACAATCTCAGTTGCGATTTGGGCTTGGGTGGTATCAAGATTCGAACTACCATTACGAGAGGCCGTAAGTTGACGAGCACCGAGCTCCCATTCCTTGTGGAAAATAGGGATTGGCACACCAACCTGATCGAAGGTAAGACGATCTTTTTCACCGCGCGTGCGACCATCAAAATCAACACTGGCATCGGTAAGGTTACCTGCCCGGTTGTAATCAGAAAGCAGGACACCAATCGAACCAAGGTTTTCAATCAAACCACGAGCGCGGAGATGTTCACTAGCATTTCGCATAGCGCGGGACTCTGCCATAACAGCAGCGTCGATTCGCCTGTGTTCATCTTCGAGCAAAGTGGTATTAGCATTCTGTTGAAGTTGGCCATTGGCGTTGATAAAAGGAGCACCGGCTCCGGACATAGCACCGACAAGGGCCGCTGCTGTAGAAATTCCGTTTTTCATATAATTAAATTGCTTGAACTTTGATAAGGACTTCTGCGCCACCACCCGAGTTATCAAGGGCTTCCCATGCTTCAGCAACGGGGACTCCGCTTGTAACTTTACGAAGTGTGCCATCACCTGACATTTCCAGCTGGTCACCAACCGCAAGAGCAGTTGCCGCAGCGGGAATCATAACTTGCACAATGTCACCCGGACGGGCAAAATGAGCAGTAACATTTGACCCTGCACCAATGGCAGTTTCGATAGCTTGGCCAAGCAGGTCTTGCTCGGTCACAACACGAATCGGTGTTGCTTTAAGGGCTGTTGATTGCTTGGCAAATTCACCGGCTGTGTATTGAACAACTTGACCGGGGGTAAGTGCGACAGCGGCGATTCCTTCAAAGAGCAACGGGTCGCCCTTAAGGATAATAGTTTCGGGACGTAGTTTGGCCATTATTTGATTTCCTCCTTGTTATCATTTGCAAGGTAAACACTAGGTGCCCGGTATGGTGCGGGTGTGGGTGTTTGTGAACCTCCAGCTGCGGGGCTGAAATTTGTATTTGCAACAATACCGGCGGAACCGAGCATTGCATCCAAAGCGGCCTCGTTGAAAGTAGCAATCACTTCCGGGGCGAGGTCTTTGCGCGCATTACCAAGCTGAATAGCTTTATCGGTAACACGTTGCTTTTCATTGGCAAGCAAACGGTCAAGCAGTGCTTCCTTTTCGGGGGCAAGTTGATTGTTTGTTTCCACAATTGGGGCAGGCGCTGCAACAGGGGTTTGAACCGTGGGCGAACCATCTTCATTCAAATTGTATGCTGCTGCCATGTTAGCAAGCATCTCATCGGGCAATGCCCCAAGGTCTGTCTTACTCTTATCAGTTACTGCTTGGGCATTGTTAGCAACAAGCGCGAGAGCAAGTGCGTTAACAAGGCCCAATCTTTTCGTTGGGTTCATTAGGTTTTTGTTGTCGTTTTCGTTGGTAACAGGGATGTATGAAATTTCAGTTGTAACTTCAATCCGCTCGCCTTGTAACGTAACGGTATCACCTGAGATTGTATAATTTTGCTTATAAAGACTAGGTCCCATCTCAAAAATGGTATAGTTGTCATAAGTCTTGACGGTGTAGATGTAGGCATCTTTGCCGTGCGCAGCGTCGACCGCTTGGCTTACCAAACGTGAACGCTCCTGAAATGATTTATCTGTATTGAGTCCAAACCAACCTCGCAGGCGGTTAACCCAAGTGCCTTTCACTGGTTCTGGTTTGTTACATGCGCAACTTGTATCACCACCGCAATTGATAACAGGCTCGTCCTTATTGGCCCGCATTGCACCACACCCGTCCTTGATAGAACAGGCACCTTCAGTGTCCGGCAATAGTGCTAAGTGGTCGGGGCGAATGCTATCAATGATTTTGGTATAAGGCGTGCCGTTGTAAACACCTACCTCATCCCGGGTGAAGGCATGTAACCCCGTGGACACTTCCATCATTTCACCGCTTTCAAGCTGTGTCACGATATCACCAAAACCAAGTTTTTCTGCCTTGGTAATGTTAATCCAAATTTCACCTTTTACAGCATCATCCTCAAATTGAACATTGTAAAAGGTTCCAATGTTATAGGTGTCCTCGACCTCGGTGCTGTTGGCTGTAACAGGGTTACCGTGAACCGTTGGGTGGTTTACCGGCACTGGAACCCCGTTCCATGTATTATGAAAAGACTCAAGTTCTTCGGCCGGATAGTAAACACCATTTAGCACACCTTGTTTAATACCAATTGCAGGAATCACAAGATGCTCAACTTCATTAAGCATCTTACGGGCAGGTGTGCCAGAAAGGGCTATGTTACTGAGGAAAAAAAGGTTCTTCATTGCTATGCTTTCTTGAAAGTAGGGTTTGAATACTTAACCACACAAGTTTTTATTTTATAGTGAAGACCGGGGTGATTGCGCACCGACAATTTGGTTCCCCTATCAACCCGGCTGCTTCATCCTTTGTATAAGTCTTGCCGTTGCGTTCTACATGGTCATCCCGCACCCTACTGTCCCCGGCACTAATCCACTTCATATTAATTGTGACCCCGGTGTCCTTTTCTAATTGTTGGGCTTCCACAATTGAAGCGGTGCTATGGGATTCGACGATTTCGGTTCTAGCAATAAGTCTGGCCCTTACCTTGCCAATTTTATCAACCCGTTCGGTCATCGCCTTTGCTACCTTTTTGGGGTTTTGGCCTTTTAGGATACCATCTGATAAAACCCGGCTGACCTGCTTGGACATTACCTGTGTGACGCCTTCTAAATCACTATACGATTTGATATAAATTAGCTCTGCCCGTTTAACGTGTGCCGGGTTGGCAAAGGGGCTGAAGTTTGGGAGCTTGGTAAGGCTTGGTATGCCCCGTTCCCCCGCCAAGCGTGCCTTTACAGCGCCCCGGCGGTAACCCTCACCAATATGCTTGTTAAGCCAGTGGTTCTCCGCATTAACCGCCACAGCGTCCAAGGTTCCAATTCGTAGTATCTCTTTTTCTACTTGTTGGCCAAAGTAGGCATCAAAAGCAACCACCTTTGCAGCATCCCCCAAACCATTAAATTGACCAACCCTAGCGAACGCCCCGTTTGTCACAAGTCCACCATCATTAAAGGCATCATTAATGGCAAGTTTCAGTCTATTAAAACGCCTGTTAATTTCGGCGGTGGCTTTACGCCTTAATGACAATGTTTTAGTTGGATCACGCATTTGATGGAAGTGCGTCTTTGGATTCTTTAATTTCAGCGTCCTCTGCGTCTAATGATTCCTCAACTTCATTTTCTAGGTATTCCATACCCATAATGTCTTCAACAAATTGCTTATCTGTGACAAGCGCATTAGCATTAACCGCATCGCTGAAAGTTTTAATTGCGTTCGCCTTACCCGTGGCAATATCGGTCTTATCCTTTTCGGAAAGTGTTACAAGCTCGGGCCATTCCCAAACATATTCGGCGGTCGCAATAACACCCAATGAAAACATCATTTGCATTAATGGTTCAAGCACCTCGGGTTCACAAAACAGGCTCTGCCTTTCTTTCAGTCTACTGTTAAAATTGTTTTCGTCTTGGTCACTGGACAAAGCACCCCGTTCACTACCTTCCAAAATGCGTCTTGGGATTCGTGTGTAGGCTGAGATAATTGTTAGATACAATTCGGCTGCATCCTTGGGGGAAGCCACTGCTTGTGATAGTGTTTTAACGTCAATGCCTTTGGTGTATAAAACCCGGCTCAAATTGTGTTGGTATTGGTCAACGTTTTCTTTAACAGCCTCGGGATCTGGCATATCAAATTCCGGGTCGATGTTAAGGTTGAGCCCTGCCCTTGCATTAATCCAAAACACCTCCGCGCTACCACCTCTCACCTTTTCGAGATCATCTAATACATTCCAAATCGGCTTGAGAAAGGGTATTCCTAGATGGTCCTTTTCAAGTGTTCTTTCTGCTATATGCAACACCCTTGAAAAGTGGACTGTAATTGATTTGGTAGAAGTGCTACCGGGTGTAGCCTCGATCTGAATTTTATATGTGAGGGGTTTACCAAACCGGGCATTGGTTGGGTCCTCTTCCCATTTGTCCACACAGGCGGTGTCGGCGCCGTAAGGTTTCAGGTATGCAATTTGCTTTCTGCCAACAAGTGGTTCCTCCAAATCGGTGTCGCCCACAATACCAAACAAAATAATAGAAAATTCATTTAGCTGCGCAAGGATGTCTGCCTTTCTGATAGTTTGCCAAAGTTTGTTTTCCTTTGCCCAAGCCCTAAATGCAATCTCCCAAGGACTATCCTCTTTGGAGTCCTTGTCATCGGTTGGCATAGGTGGACAGGCCCAAGCACCGTTTGGAAATGCGTCAACAATTGATTGTGCGATGTCCCCTTTCTCATACCTGTCACGGTAATCCTTTGAATCAAGTTCCCGCTTATAGCCGAGCACTTCATATAAATCGCGGGAGCCTGAAAAGGTAAGTCCAGCTCTACCTAGCATTTGCCGGGCTGCAAGATTTACGTTGCTTAAAAATGTTTTTGATTGTTCTACCATACTCCTGCCGATTTGCTATTTTCTGAAAGTAATAAATCACACGCATCCATCATTGGATCAATCTGATCGTCGAATGCGTGTGTATCATCACTGCTGAACTTACTGAACTCATTCTTAAAGTCAAGTGTAAATGGTGCATCACTTGGTATATGAATTCGGCCTGTTGCCAAATACGGAACGGTGTCCATGGCCCTTGTCAATTTATCAGTTCCCCGTTGCACAGCCTTCATAGGTATTTTCTGCCCTTTCAGCTTGCGCATAAATTGTATCAACCCGGTGCCAGATGATTTATCCTCGATGGCGGCATATCGTAAACGGTTCGTTGTGGCCGCTTTACCCGTGCCAATATGCTTGGACCAAAAGAGCTTGAAATTAGTATTAAGTTCGGGTGCCTCCCAACGGCCTTTGATAAGATCCATGAGGTATAAGTCCCCCTTTAGATAACCCCATAACTGAAAGCAACTATAATCATTTCGTTCTTTTGTTTTTTGTGCGGTGTCCCCGGTAATGATTCTAAACTCAGGTATTACCGTTCCGTGTTGATAGTATTGCCACCAATCGTCTTTGAATATACCACCACCCAACGTGGCCGGGGCTTGCTTGTATTGGGCTTGATATACATAGGGGTCCGCCGTGTCCAAGTTTTCTAATTCCTCTTCGTTATGCTTAAAAGGCCAGATAGGACCGTTTTCTAGTTTGGGGTCAATTGAAATTCCGTGTGTATAATCTTCCGGGTATGGTTCTTTCTTATCATACAAAGCGGGTAGGCATAAATGATGCCATTTTTCCCCGGTGCCCCCGGTTAACAAAAAATTCGTTGGATCATTTTGGGCAATGCGCTGCATGATCAAAATCATAGGTGTAACCCGTTCTTGCATTAGACGAGACCTAAAGACACCGTTGAAACGTTTGTTAATAGTGTCCACAGTAACCTCACTATACGCATCGTCGGGTTTGATCATATCATCCATCACAAAGGCGCCACTAAAACCCGCTTCCGGTTGGCCTGCCCGGAACCCTGTGATTGAACCACCCGCCGGCCGGGCTTGCATACCACCACCCGCAGTATTTTTCCAAGCACCCTTGGCTTTACTATCAGTTCGCAAG